GGGTTTAGGAGACCCTAAAAACCTCTATGTACGCTTTTAGGTAACTTAAATGGGTCTAATTAATGCTTGGAGGGGCTTAATTTCCTCTAATGATGACGTAAATAAGCGTAGGAATCGCTTAAAAAGAATGTATTCGGGTGCAAAATTTGATCGCACTAATATGAGTTGGGTTACACCTTTATCTTCACCTGATCAAAGTTATAAAAATTCTATTAATACTCTTAGAAAACGTGTACATGATTTAGTCCGTAATAATAATTATGCATCACAGGCCATAAGATATGCAACTAATCAAATTGTAGGTCAAGGTGTAACAATGCAAGCACAAATTAAAAGTCAGCGTGGGGGAACACCAAATACAAGAATTAATGAGAGTATAGAAAGTGAATGGAGTAGATGGGGTAGAAAAGATAGTTGTGATATACGTGGTGTTCTTTGTTTTTCTGAACTGGAAAGATTAGCTGTTAGATCAATGATAGAAAGCGGAGAATGTTTTATTGTTATTCATAGAAAAGCTTATGGAAGAAGTAAAATACCTTTTTCATTAGAAATATTAGAAGCAGAACAGTTAGATGAAGATTATAAAGGCACTACTAAAAATAATAAGAATGTATGGAGGTTAGGAATAGAACTAAGTCCAGAAGGTAGGGCTGTGAGTTATGCATTTCTTAAAAAACACCCTGGTGATACTAATTTTGCAACAATACCAGAAGAGGACAGGCATATTATTGTAGCTGCAAAAGATGTTGTACATTTGTTTTTACCATTAAGACCAGGACAGCATAGAGGAATACCTTTTTTAGCTAGTGGTATAAATCATTTGCATCAATTAGATGGCTATATAGAAGCAACAGTTGTAGGGCAACGTGCAAGCAGTGCATTAATGGGATTTATTACAAGTCCAGAAGGTGAACTCGATGTAGGAGGTGAGGTCTTTGATTATGAACGTGTAAGTGGATTTGAACCAGGTACATTTAAATATTTAGCACCAGGAGAAAGTATATCTGTACCTGATTTAGATAAAGCTAATGGTGAATTTGAACCATTTGTAAGGTCTATGTTACGTAGTATGGCTAGTGGTTTAGGTTGTAGTTTTGAGGCTATAAGTTCTGACTATTCGCAATCTAATTACAGTAGTAGTAGGCTTGCAATGCTACAGGACAGAGATCATTGGAGAACAATACAAAAAATGTTAAAAGAAACGTTTTATCAACCAATTTTTGAATATTGGTTAGAAATGGCTGTATTAAGTGGTACGTTATCTTTGCCAACATATTCAACTACCCCAGAAGTATATGAAAAGGTTAGATGGGTTTGTAGAGGTTATAGCTATGTTGATCCACAGAAGGAAATAGCTGCACAAAAAGAAGCAGTTCGGTGCGGATTTAAGACTTTAACAGATGTAGTCTCTGAAAGTGGTGGTGACATTGAAGAATTATTAATTGCAAGACAGACAGAACTGGCAAAGCTAGATGAAATGAATATTATTACTGATAGTGATCCATCTGCTACTAATAAATCTGGTGGCAGTCAATTTAAACCAGTTAATACTATTGATCCTTTTGGTGATACAGAAAAACCTACAGGCGATGATGGGGATAATGTAGCAGAGGGTTCAGATGGCAACTATTAACGGTACAGAAATAGACCTAATGCCTACAAAAGGTATGAGGGAAGAAGCACAAAGATATAGAGATTGGAAATCAGAAGGAGAAGCTGGCGGTACAGAAGTAGCACGTAGAAGGGCAACACAAATATTAAGCGGTAATGAACTAAGTCCACAGGTTGTAATTGAAATGTCAGCATGGCATGCAAGGCACCTTGTAGATCAAAAAGCAAAAGGATATAGACCAGGTGAAGAAGGCTATCCTAGTCCTGGACGTGTAAGTTCCGCAGCTTGGGGAGGATCAGCAGGTAAAAGTTTTTCTGATGCAAAATCAGCTAGAATAAAACAATTAAGAGACAATGATGCTATGCCAAAAACAAAACGTGCAACAGCTAAACGTGCAGAACCAAATGCATTATCTGTAGGCGATTACGTTAGATGGAACGCAAGCGGTGGTATTGCAAGAGGTCAGATAGATAGTATTGAACGTGATGGAACTATAAATGTACCTGATAGTTCTTTTGAAATTACTGGTACAGAAGATGACCCTGCTGCATTAATTAGTGTATTTAGAGAAGATGATGGAGAATATGAAAAGACAGATGTACAGGTTGGTCACAAGTTCAGCACACTAACTAAGATAGATTCATTAAGAAGTGTTACAACTGTACTTAAAAGAAGTGGTGAAACATCTTTTTCTGCACAAGAAGATAATACGTATGAATTTAGCTTTAGTTCTGAATATCCTGTAGAACGTACATTTGGTACTGAAATACTAAGCCATGACGAGGGTTCTATAGATTTTGGCAGGTTAAATGGAGGGGTTGCACCTGTATTGTGGAATCATAATATGGATTCTGTTATTGGAATTGTCAGAAATGCTTATTTAGACAAAGACAAGAAAAAAGGCAGGGCAGTTGTTGAATTAAGCAGAAACGCAAAGGCACAAGAAGTTAAAAGAGATATAGACGATGGTATTTTGTCAGCAATAAGCGTAGGTTATCGCATTTTAGAGATGGAAGAACGTGAAATAGATGGAAATAACGCATTTTTAGCAACACGCTGGGAGCCACATGAGGTATCGGTTGTTGCTTCGCCAGCAGCACCAGATGTAGGCGTAAGTAGAGGGTTAATTGATGAAAACACCATGCCTAGTGCTAAAAAACAAGATATAGTAGAAGATAAGCGTGTAAACGCAGCGTCATCTGACGCACAACCGTCAAATTCTAAAAAACAACTAACTATGGAAAAAGAACAACTTGATCTAGAAGTTGTGCGTAGTGAAGCTACTAAAAAGGCTCAATCCGCAGAACGCACAAGAATTAGAGAGATCAACTCCATGTGTACTAAGCGTGGTTTTGATGATTTAGCAGATCAACTAATTAATAATGGTTCTTCTGTTGATTCATGCAGAGCAGCAATCTTAGAAAGAATAGATGCAAAGCCTGTTGAAACTGCAAAGCCTATTGAAGAGCAGCTAACACCTAAAGAAAGACAGCAGTACGCTAGAGATTACAAAATCACATCTGGTATCAGAGGTCTTTTAACAAATGATTGGTCAGATAAATCTTCTGGTTTTGCTAGAGAGATTTCACAACAGATTGCTAAAGATTCTCAAAGATCTAATAGCAACGGATCAATTTTTATTCCATATTCTGCATTAGCAAAAAGAGCTACATATGTAACATCGGGCGCTACTACTGGAGGAAACATTGTTGCAACAGATTTACTTGCAGATGATTTTGTAGAAGCACTTAGAAATTCAACTGTCATGGTTGGTTTAGGTGTTCAAACATTATCTGGTTTAGTTGGAGATGTTGCAATTCCTAGGCGCTCAGGTACAGCTAGCACAGGGTACTTAAGTTCTGAAACTGCGGCACTTAGCCAAGCGGAAAGTACCTTCGATCAAATTTCAATGACGCCAAAAACGCTTGGAACTTTAAGCAAGTTTTCTAGGAATATGCTTATCCAAGCAACACCAGGTATCGAGGATTTAATTAGAACTGATATTAGCGATGGTATTAATGTCGGTCTAGATCTTGGAATCCTTAATGGTTCTGGTTCATCAGGTCAGCCAACTGGAATTATGCAAACTTCTGGTATTGGTTCTGTTGCAATCGGTACTAACGGTGGTGCTGTCACAGTAGATTCCTTAGTAGATCTAGAAACAGCCATGATGGAAGATAATGCTGCTGTCAATGCTGATTCTATTTCTTATGTAACTAACGCTAAGGTATTAGGTGCTATTAAGAAACTAAAAACATCAGGTGGTGAGTATCTTGTTAACAACAACCTTGCTGCAATCGGTAGAGGCGGCACACCATTAGTAGTTAATGGGTATCCTTTAGCTATGACCAACCAAGTACCTAGCAACCTTACAAAAGGTTCTACTTCTGGTTCTTGTTCTGCTGTTGTTATGGGTGACTTCTCGCAGGCAATATTAGGATTATTTGGTTCTGGTATTGAAATTACTGCAGGTGAGGATGCTGATGATTTTTCCAAAAATCTCGTGAGTATTAAGGGTGTAGTTGCATTTGACGTAGCTGTTAGACATGCTCAGTCATTCGCAGCGATCTTAGACATAACCACATAATTGGTTTACGATAAGGGGTGTAACAACCCCTTTTTTTTTATGAAAATTAAGTGCTTAAAAAATGTTTGTGCTAGTGGTGAAAGTTTAGAATCAGGCCAAACTTATGATGTGTCAGAAAAAGATGCAGAATTATTAATCTCAATGGGTAGAGCAGAAGTCTATACACCAAAACCAAAAGTTAAAAAAACAACAACTAAAAAGTAAATGCCATTTACTGAAGATGCAACAACACAAAATGTATATCTAGATGATTTTGGTGTTAGCTGTACATCTGGTGGTACTACTGCAAAAGGAATTTTAGAACAACCTGATCAAATACTGGCAGGGGATATGATTATAAGTACTGAATATGAATTGATTACAAAAACATCTGACTTTGGTTCTTTAACATCAGGTTCATCTATTACTGTTGATAGCGTTGCATATACTGTTAGAGATCTAAGAAAAGAAAATGATGGTGTATTTTGTCGTATTAGCTTACAGAAAACCTAATGACTACTAAAAGAGAAACAATACTTGCAAGAATCGCAACAGTATTAGCTGGTACTACAGGTGTATCTGATCGTATTTTTAGAAGTCGTACCACTGCATTAACAAGGGCAGAAACTCCAAGTATTATTATTGAACCGCAGAATGATGTAGTAGAACAAACAACCTCATTGCCAACTTTAGACCATACATTGACTGTAAGAATTAGTGTAGTTGTAAGAAGTGGTACACCACATCAAACAGCAGATCCTACAGTAGAAAATATGCACAGTAAATTAATGGCAGATTTAACAGTTAATGGAAATGCTATTGATATAAAACCCGCTGATACTTCTTTTGAATTTATAGATGCAGATCAATCTGGCGGTATAATTGGTTGCGAATATGACATTAGATATAGAACAAATGTTGATGATTTGAGTTCATGATAGTTACATTATTTCTATAAGGGTTTATGATATATACATAGTGTCTATTAGGT